CAGACGCTGGGCGGTAATCAGGGTCTCACGCGCAATCTTGAAGGTGCTGGGCTGAGTGGGGTCACTCGGGTCAGCAGGACCGGTGTACTCGCGAAGCGTCACGAGCACCTTATCCTTCACGATATTGCGGCTGTTAGCAGTACCAATGGTCTGCTCAGCAGTACGCTCGCGAGATTCTTTGGAGCCGGGGTTACCGAAGAAACGGTAACGATCTAACTGAACCGTCTGGCCGGGTTGCTTTGAAAAGTCGTGGACAACACGTGTTAGGATCCCTGAGTCCGGGTCCGCTCCCTAGGTTTCTCATCCCTAGGGCACTGACTATATCTTGCTCCCAGATGTCACGCTTTGAACGTTTTGACCCAGAGTTTTCTGTTGTTCAAGAACTGGCTTCGAAAATGCCAGATGTTGAAGCAGCTAAAGTTCTAGGTGTAACGATGGTGACTTTTTATAAAGCTAGGAAGAAACTAGGTATTCCATCTTATTTCGAACAAACCGGTAAGCGTAAGAGAAAATCAGGAGAGACTTACTCTTTTCTGGATTACAATGATCGCTATTTTGAGATCATCGATACGCCAGATAAAGCTTACTTTCTAGGTTTGTTAGCAGCAGATGGAAACATAAGTCCTAGATTAACGGCAGCGAGGATAGCTCTAAAAGAACAAGATTGTAACATTTTAGAGCAGTTTAGAAAGTTCTTAGGTGAAGGTGCTCCAGAACTTAAAACAAAGATTTCTAAAATTAATGAAAGGAACTGTGCCCCTCAAAAAATTTTAGTTCTTAGTAAAAAGTCTTTAGTGGAGGATTTACTTAAGTTAGGTATAACACCTAACAAGTCCTACACTTTGAAACTTTCTTGTAACCTCCGTGAGTTTAAAAAGGACTTTCTAAGAGGAGTGTGGGACGGCGACGGATCCGTTACAGAACGTCGGTTTAAAGTCACCACGGCTTCTCTAGAGTTTGCTTACCAGCTTCAGACTTGGATCCTCGACGTTAGTGGCTTAAGTCTTCCGATTAAATCAGAGCTAACCAAAAACGGGAAAGATTTGTATTCTATTCCCGGTTACATCAGGGACGCAAAAGCCATACAGGCTATTTACGGAGGATCTAGTCTAGGTATTGAGCGAAAGCTTAAAGCTTACGAACAATACTGGGAGCCCCGGCGCTAGTGGACTTCATAATCCGGTCTGGATCGTATGCCCTAGTCGATGAACCTTCCACTCATTCCTGAGAGGCTTGGCTGCTGATTGCCCCAGACTTCAGACTTTTTAACCATTCACGCTTGCCGTCGCCGGCTACGTTGTAGGGCCTGAAGCTTTTAAGAAGGGTTTCCAGCAATTCACCGGGTTTTCACTCTCCGATTACTCAGAGAGGCGGCTGGTTTGTCAACCGGCTCTGCAGCCATCTCAACGATGTATGCAGGGTGAGGACGGTAAAGTTCCGCACCAAGAATCTTCGGGAAATCATTATCGATAAACATCGATAAGACTCAGAAGAAACTACAAAAGTAATCTTAAGTCTTTAAAAGCCCTAAGGAACAACAAGTTGTCGCACTTTTAGAGGTTTAGATCTTAGTCCCAGGGCTAAACCTACGCACCATATTTCGTACACCTTCTCCAAGGACACCATATACCGACCCGTAATTAGGGACGTAACGAAGTGACTTGCCTCGATAACTATTACGGACAGGAGAGCCCATTTGACCAGGGACTCCGCTGTAGCGAGTCTCGGTGAATGACTGACAATAAATTGGATAGTGATAAACCCACGCGGCGCGTGACCCAGACGTGTCGTTAGTTGGGTTGGTTAGCGTGGGCGAAGCAACTGAGGGATGTGTAACACCTCCACCTGTAATACCTCCTCCATCTAGTGTGTTGTCGTTCGAACTAGGTGTCTGGAAAGGAGAATATAGCTGATTATCAGGTATTTGTTCACCATACCAAGTATGAGTGCCAAAATTACGCAAACCAGGCTGTGGACCTAAAGCGGTCTGGACAGTCGCATTCGCAGTGCTGTAGAGACCCTGAGCACGGAAACCTACGTAACTGTCAAGTAAGCCAGATGCGTGCGGCTGCGTGTTCTCGTAATTAGTCCAATAACCAGAAATAGCAGGAGGAACCGCTCGCCACTCGGTCGTGAAGTATCCACTAATATTTGGAGGGCCTACCGGAATCCGCCCAAAATCAGCGCCTTCGTCAATAACGCCAAGCCAAGTCTGCTGCACCCCTAAAGGAGTTACGTAGCCACTAGAAATCGTTAAATAAGTGTCCCGCAGATCTAAGTCGTCGCCCGTGCGCTGAGGACCAGACTGAATCGGATGATAAAGGTTTTTATCGTATTTCCAATTAGTTTGAGGAGCGTATACCATAGTGATACTCCAGCTTATTTAATTGTACTTCGTCTAAGATATTTAAGAGCGTCGTAAGGGCGGATGTCCTCCCACATAGAAAGAGTCCTTACGGTGTTTTTCGAAGACCCTGAATCCTCAATAGCTTGCTTTTCGGGGTCAATCACCGAAAGCTTAACGCACCCACGAGGAGTAAAAAAGGTAATACCTTATCTAATTAAGGCATCGCTTGTTGGTTACATGCTGGCTACTTTTGTAAGTCCAGCTATTGAAGAAAGATTCAAGCTCACAAAAAATGAGGCCATAGCGACCTCATTCATTATTGGCTACGCAGGTATCCGAATTTTGGCAGCCGTTGAACGGTTAGCCGAGAAAGAACTAGAGCGTCGCCTGGGAAAAAACGACGATAACGTCAGCTGATAACAACAGACTCATCAAAAGAATCAAGTGATTCAGGCTGAGTTTCATTAACTTGCTCGACGGGAGCCACTTCCTTTACTTCTTCTTTTTTCGAATCCTCTTTACGAGGACGATAGCTGAGAGAGCGCATGAAATTAATCCCTTTATAAAAACATTAGCAAGAAAAAAGCCCCCAGTAACGGGGGCTCTGACCTTGGCTCTTTAATGCTATCAAGCAGGATCCATAAAGAGAAGCTTGCTACGCATAGCTTCAGGACCCATTTGCTGAAGAACACGCCAGGCGTTCTCAGGGCTGCGGTTCATGACGTCGCTGAACTGCTCCCACTGTTGCTGAGGTTGAGCGCCGGCATTAACGCCACCTGCATTAGCCGGGGGCGCTGGCATGTCGTAGCGGGGCTGGTACGTCTGAGCTTGTTGCTGGCTATAGTCAAGATCACCGTCGATGTCCACGGGTACCACTTCCGTGAAATAACGATCGGTGTAGTTAGCCAGATGCTCGGGATCAGTCAGGATCGTCTGCATCGCATCGTGGCGAGCAGAGAGGGCGTCCATTTTCTGAGCTTGGTCGATGAGGAGATCCTCAAGCGAGCAAGCGTACTGATTCAGGATGCCGGGAGCTTCAATCCCGAAGTGATTAACGACCTCGGCGGTTACGGGGCTTACGCTCGTTTGCGGGGCCGTAGAAGTTTGCGAGGAAGTTTGGGTCTGTGAAGCGTTGGTAAACGAGGTCGGCGCTACCTGCTGCTCCTGGTAAGCCCAAGGTTGGGCCTGTAAACTCTGATTGCTCAGTTGAGTAGCCAGTTGCGGTGCCACCTGGTAAGGCGACTGTTGAACCTGGCTGGGGGACGGAGAGTTCACCTGGGACAGCACCCGTTCCAGGGTACCCATCGCCGCTTCCCAAGGATTGCTCGGGGAGGAGGGCGACGTTAACTGGCTGAACTGGTTGCTGGTAGAAAGGCCCGTAGCCTGTTGTACCTGCGACGGCGGTTGGGCTGTAGGTACCGAAGCTACCGCCGGGGTAGAGGTTTGCGCCACCCACTGCGGGTAGGCGGTTGAGCCCTGGTCCGATGATACCGCCGGGGCTACCGCCGGGGAGACCGGGCTCGGGGTCGAAGCTTGGATCTGCTGGCTCATAGCTACCCGAGTAAGTTAGTTCTTCCGCGAGGTGGTCGAATGTCCTGTAAAGGAGCGGAGTTATGTTCAGTCTAGGATCAGCAGCAAGTGGCTGATTCGGCGCAAGGGGATGCGGCGACTGCAACATCTGGCTTAATAATACCAGAAATTGTTGCATTGCTGATTGAGTTTGTTGCACCATGCGGAAGGGGAAACCCTTCAACATCTCAGCTCGCTCAGAATCAGTTTTCTCAGGGAAAAGAAACTTAAGAGCTTCGATGCTGTCCACACCAAGCTCTTGTAAATTACGAACAACGATCGACTTTTGGTTAATGTCGTATGCCGTATCCTCGTAAACATCGCCTTGATACCTGTAAGTAACAGTGCGATCACCATCTTCGGGTAAACCGACGACGCCAGGAGGCACTTTATTTTCTTGGAGAGCAAGCTGAATCGTCTGGGTGACTTTAACCTCGTACCGAGCTAAAGATTTCTGATACTTCTCTAGAGTTTCTTCCGTTTGTTCTTTAGGTAAGCTCGGTTCTTTAAGTCCAGCAGCGGCAATAAACGACTCGCGGAAAATCATCTCCTGGTGATAGATCATCATCTCTAAGAGACGATTGAAACCGTAAGTCAAGAAGCTTTTGTTCTTACGGAGAGCCGTGGCTTGAGCACGACCCATCAAACCCTTGATTTCTGTAGCGGTCGCGCCAGCTGAAATTGAAATTTCATCAACGCCGCCCAAGGCAGTACGTATTTCCTCTCGCAGAAGGAGAGCGTACCGGTTCATATCTCCGTTCACTGGGTCCGGAGTCATGTAACCCACGCGGTCAGAGGGTTCCACGTTCGCAATAATGCGAGGCACGCGAAGACCGCCGCCCATGCCGGCACCAAAAGGCTCGCTTACGCGTGTCGAAGGACTATCGACCCCAGAAAAACCGCTCTGACTGCTGATAGTCGGCCTAAAAGTACTGGAGGCGTCACTCGCTTCGACCAGATCACTCCGAGGACGTGAGCTAATCAGCGTGGGATTCCCAAAAAATTCAATATTCTTTGCGATGTTCCGAGTCATCTCGTCATGGAGCACAATCTGCTCCATAAACGGGTCAAACTCGCCTTCACCCTCAGTTCCGCTGGCGTTTGGTTTATTTAAAACTTCAACAGCAGGGATAAAACCAAGAGTATTTGGTCGTTTTTTGGCTGGAGTCAGAATAGCTCCAGGCTCTAAATCAAAACTTAACTCAGTATCAGTCTCAACTTCGCTAATTTCGTCAGCTGTGATGGTCAAGCGTACATAACGCTTGTTTTGTCCGTAGCTATTGCTAGGTAAACCAAGATTCGCGTTTTTAACTTTATAGCTGTAGACAATAACGACTTCTTCAACCTCTCCGTTTACATCGTGGTAAACGCGATACTGATTTTTGTTGAAGAAGTAGATCTGATACTTAAGCTTTGGGTCTGGTCTGAAGTAAAACAGTCCACAGCCGTCGATTAAAAAGTTCCTAATAATCGCTGGAAAACGTATATCAAGCTTATTTAAAGCAATAACGTCGTCTAGAAAACGTGTACGGCTTTTAAATGTATCTTGATCACAATAAAAAGTCAGACCCTTCTTAATCATGAGAAGGGTCATCTGCTGTAGATGGCTCAAAACAACCATGGTCGACGCCTGGTTGCTTCGATCCTGAGTGCGGGACGCCTCTAAGATCTCATTGAACCTCTTCCTTGTTTCGGTCGAACTGGCCATCTACACACTCAAACAGGTAATTGAGACCCTAAAGGATCACTTGCGGAAGATAGATTCCTTAGCCTTTTGTGCTTTGGCCTTAGCACGCTTGCGAGTTTCTTCAGACCCACTCACTTCTTTACCGCTAGGAGCCTTTTTGGCCTCACGGTCTGCGGCAAACTTCTTAAGAAGCTCTTCAGGCATTTTGTCAGCCATCTGGCAAAAGATACGCTTTGACTCTCTCCAGTTTAACCGCTTCCTTAGGCAAATCTTCTACTGGGTACGAGGTTAACAAGTGGTCTTCGCGACCGAGCATATCCGTATGACCTTCTTCAGGCTTGAACTCATCGCAAAGTTTCTGAACCTCAGGTCGATCCCAAATGTAGTACTCAGCTATGGAACGAAGTTTAGTCCTTCGTTTATCAGCATCACCCATCCAACTAAAGTGCCATCCAGCATCCCTAGTGCCAAAGTAACGATTATGCTGAGTAGCACGCATGGAGGAAAGAGTGCCGAACTCTTTCAGTCGGGCCACGGTGCTAACAACGCCACAACGCCAGTCAAATAACTCGCCGCTAGGCGATACCAGCTGTCGATCAGCCCGTCCGTAGTGCATGGACATACTCAAGCGAACAATCTTATCTTCTTCTTCCTTGACAACTTCTAACAGTTCGTCGAACTTAGAAGGATTAGCGATCTCATCACAATCAGAACAAATAAACACCGTGTCATCAGGCATCATGTGAAGCCCGACGCCAAGCGCATCACGCTGACCTCGCTCTCGAATCCAGGGATCGGGAGCTTCTTCTACAGAAGGTAGCTCTACATGCAGAACCTGGATCTTTTCCTCAGGCAGCCCAAGTTCACGGATAGTCTCTAAGCATGTAAACGGCTTCTCCTCCCCACGGTGGGTCCGATTGGCGTCCGTGATTAAAAACCCATCGACATCATTTTCTAAAGTTCGAACGCGAAGCTCAAGAATCTCCCGTTCGTTAAAATACGAAAAACAGTCTATGAGCACTGTAAGCAGAGCTGAGTCGTACTATATTAACTCAATCTCCGAGTTGAAGGTACTTCGTAGCTTTTTGTTTTGCTCGCTTTAGTGAGTTTCCGTTGGACTGATCCAAAATTGTGCCATCATCAGTCTCCATCCCTGTGTATTGCTCACTTGGAGGAGCGGGTGCTTGAGGGTTGGGTGAGTAAGTGTAGTCCCGCTCCTCATCAGCAAGCCCTTCTGCAAAAGCATCGCTAGAGGGTTGGTTAGCCTGCCGCTGTTCATCAGCAGCACGCATATTCATTTGGTATGCTTTAGCAAAACCAAAAGCAGCGCGAGTGTACGGATCCATTAGTAAAGCACAAACACACCGTTAACACTACCGCTAATTAAAGCAGTGCAAGCAATAGGTATAAGGTCATTGCCATCTAAGTTAACAGCCGTGGCCTCCTGACCTGGGGCATCAGACAACTCAACGGTCAAATAATCCTTACTATTTGTAGATTTAGCTTCAATAAAGATGGCCCGACAAGTGGCAAAATTTTTACGACCTTGAGCAGGAGCCCAGCCGAAGCCACTCGCATAAGGCAGCATAGAAGTCTGCCCATACACAGAGCCAAAGGCGCGAATATCCATATAGAGAGACTGTTTCGTCTATCTTAACGCCCTTCGCCAGTCTTCTCCAAATACGAAATAAGTCGGTTTAAGTACCACCTAGCTTTTTTAAGATCTTCCAATCCATTCTTATGTTTCTCTCTAGAGACGTACTTTAATACGTTCATTTTGCAAGCTCCGCAGAACTCTTCTGCCGTTAAACACGACTCCATATAATCAATGGTTTCCACAGCTCCCTGCGTATAGTGCTTCGGGTGCTCAACGGCGTCATGTAGCTCCTGCTGAGCAGGCAGACCTAACTCAGAGAAAGACAGTTGAATGTACTCAGGCTCAGGCATACCCAAACATCTCCGAAATATCGAGAGTGTGTCCCAGTTTATCTTCTAATTCCGAACTGTACTTAGTGTCACAATGCTCGATAAGCCCAAAAGGAGCTATCTGAACTTTATCGCCCACCTTAACGATTGGAACGACTCGACGGTGCTCTTGCCCTAACCGCAAGTTTTCAAACGCGAGCCCCATAGAACTCCTGTCAGCCAGCGGCCAGCAACGAAACTGGATTAGCTCAAAACTTCGTACAGGATCGAAACTTTGAGAATGTACATACCTCTCAGCCATCTCTTGATCCAGGATCATCATCCCCATGTAGGGGTTGCCTAAGGACGCGAACCCAATAAACCAATCGTCCAGTGGAGTCAAATAAGTCTCAACTTGATAAGGTCTGTCGCCCCACACGTCGCTCGTGGCCCTGTTGAGCTGCCATACTTTGTGATTATCAAAAGGCACGAGCTTGGACTTATAAGTCTCGTACCGACAGAAACCAGGCTCAAGATTTAACTTCTTTAACCTGTCTTTATATAGGAACCAGTAAATAAAGTTTTCGCTAGTAAAACACATATCGTTCTCTGTATAAATATAAAAGTCGTAATAATTGTTTAAAACGGCTTCTCGCAGTAAACCTTTATGAGCCCAGGTGAGGGAAAACCCCTGCCAGGCTTCAGAAGCTACGATAATACTTAAAGAGTTAAACGAGACATTAGAATTTACTAACTCACGTAAAGTACTTTCATCTTCTCTGTGCTCATAGTCTATATAAATAAACACATCAATTTGACCAGGAATTTCTTCGTAGCCACGCAGCGTTTTAAGTAACGCGTCAAATCGCGCAAGGGGGTTATGCGCCGTTATCAGAACAAGAAATTTATGGTCTTCCATCAGTACTCCATCTCGAAGTTGCCTCGACGCTGCAGAAAGCAAACCAAGTGCGTGTAAGCATCTAGTAGATCGTCGTGAGAAGTTGCACCAATATTAATCAGCTGGTCGAACAACACATCAAACTTACGATATCTGTTAAACGTCACCTTCTTGTTTTCTAGAAGACCTAGAGTTCCTCTAAATCTAGCTATCTTATCTCCTCTAAATCCTTTAACTTCGTGAATATGTAGATTACCTAGTCCCCACTCGTTCAGCATGACTCGTCTAAGGTCTGCGGCAAGAGAAGCTTGATAAGCGACAGACTCAACGACTAGAGAGCAAGTCGAGTATGTCGGATAATATTTACCATCATTATCTTCTTGAAGTATCCCCCACTCCACAAGCATTTTGCACAGTAAATCTATTTTCTCAAGGTTACCTATAGAGCGCACCTGATGTGCGTCAATAATATAGTACTTGTCTTTTAACCGACCTCCCAGGACAAATGCTGTGTAGTCAGAGGTTTCGTTCTTGCTTGCCGACAAATCAATTCCAACAGCGAGACTATCGAACTCCGTGACGACATCGCCTTTAATAAGTAAATCTGGCGATAACACCAAGTCAGAAGTCATCACAGGCTGTTGCTGGTACTGGAAAGCAAAAGCTACGGGATCGAGTTCCTTCTGACCTAATAAATAATCAACACTCCACTGCTCAGGCCAGTAACTAACAGCCTCACCGTCATCGTCATAAGTCAAGGCTTCTTGCTGAACTTGCTTCCAGCCTTTATCAGGCACAAACATCGTTTTATGAATATCTAACGGATGGAATCGAGTCCCCAGACAAATAGCTCGACCGCCTTCAAAAATAATCGGTGCAATCACGGAGCTCCAGTTATTATTCATCTCTTCCCTAATAGTAGGGTTTTTAATGTCAGTACTAGATTTAATAGGGTCGTCTACAATAACAAGGTGAGCACGTTTAGACGTAATAGAACCTCTAAGCCCCGCAGCACGCAAGGTAAATTCTTCATCGCCCACACGGCTGATGCCTGCGTAATCAAAATCGATACTCCAGCCAATATCAGACTGCATACCGGACCGAAGCTGGACCTTTGGAAAAATCTTTTTATACGTAGATGAGTCGATAATCTGCTTGATGATCCGACTCTTAGGTATAGCCGTGGCGATGTTGTAAGAACAATAGATAATCTGCAACGGCAATCCTGCAGTAGTATGACGACCTATGATCCATGCAGTAAACATATTAAGCACTGTAGACTTGGCAGAACCCCGAGGCGCCAAAATATCTAGGTTAGGTCCTGCTATATCTAATAGATATCTATTACTCTCACCTGTTATAAGGTGTTTATGCCACTCCAGCATATGGGCTGCTGGAGCCTTATCCATGATTGTACAGAACGTATGGAAATCATCTGAGGCACGCAGAAAGATATTATCGATGGATCCCGTCTCGGAATCCACGGCTTTTGCTGCACGGAGTTTAAGTGCGCGACGGTAAGCAAATGTCTCTCTGCTAGGCATATCGATTAAGAAAGTGTCTGTATACTGATAGGCAAGATTCTACTGCCAAATGGCGAAAATTCTTTGGTACGGCGACACCCTCTCAAACACGGGGTTTGCCCGAGTAACACACAGTATCCTACAGCACTTAGCAGAGTCTCATGAGATTGTAGCGTTTGGAATTAACTATAATGGTGATCCGCACGACCTTCCTTTTCGAGTTTATCCGGCTAGCGCTACAAACCCGTCAGATCGATTCGGCATTGGTCGACTTCCTCAAGTTGTCGAAAAAGAAAAGCCAGACTTTATTATCTGTCTAAACGATATCTGGGTCGTTAACCAGGTCTGGGAACGCATACACCTCCTAAAAGACTCTCTAAGGTTTAAATTTATTGCTTACTTCCCTATTGACTCGAACTACTATGTAAGTTCGATGCTTGGCTACATTCAAGACTGGGATTTTGCAATCACGTTTACGGTGGAGCAAGCACACCGTTTAATGGCTCAAGGTGTTCAACCCCGCTTGCTTGGAGTGGTTCCCCACGGGCTGGATGCCGGAAAATTTTATCCGATTTCTCAAAACGAAGCTCGCAAAGCTTTGAGACTGCCAGAAGATAAATTTATAGTTCTCAACGCAAACCGGAACCAACCGCGTAAGCAAATTGATCTAACAATCAAAGCTTTTGCAGAGTTTGCTGTTGATAAACCAGATACTCTTCTGTATCTGCACATGAGCGAAAAAGACCTTGGTTGGGATGTACGAGCAATATTTGAAACGGAAATGCAACGGAGAAGCGTACCAGCTGACGGACGTTTGGTTATGACTACAGCCAATATTGATTACATGAACGCGCCGCCGGATGAACTACTCAATCTGATATATAACGCATGTGATGTAGGTATTAACACCGCAAACGGAGAAGGCTGGGGCCTAGTTCCGTTTGAACAAGCTTCGTGTCGAAAGCCGCTTGTTCTGCCAAACCACACGTCGTTTGCCGATATATGGAAAGACAGCGCCCTACTGGCAGACGTCGCAGCGTGGATCTACGACAAAGACTTAGGCGTCGAGCGAGGCATCGTTAGCACACAAGACGCTGCCGCAAAACTAACAAAGCTGTACACGGATAAAGAGTTTTACAAAGCTACAGCTGAAGCGTGCTTCAAGGTCACTCAAAACCCAGCATATCGTTGGGATCGGATCGCTGAAGCTTTTAACAAAGCCATGGAGGAGCTCAACAAGTGACACAATTTCATCGTTACCGCACTTACTACAACAGCACAACAAAGCGAGCTTTTGCGCCGAGTAAATCTGGTTACCCCTCAGTCTTTGACCAGGCTTACGACATAGGCGGAACGTTCACAAAAATAATCTCTGGTCTTCCTAGTGATAGTTTCGCTAACTTCAGTCCATGCGTCCTTCAACACAAAGGAGCGACGTTGATCGCGTGGAGATCCCAACCAAAACACTTTGTGTTTAGGCACGATATGAAGTATTTTTATTACAACAACACTCCTACTGATATCTGGATTGGTCAGCTGCTTACTGACGACACAATTATCGCTCCTCGTAAGTTAATCGACAAACCCCATCGACTGAGTTACGAAGACCCACGCATATTTGTTTCTCCTGATGACAACCTGCTTTGTCAGTTTGTGACCAGTACATACGCAACAAAGTGGGACACAACAAAACATAAGATGCTGAATAAGCCCAAAGTATGTACAGGTGTTGTTAACGAATTCGGCAATCTGGTAGATAAGTTCTATCCTCCTGTAGGTTCAAACTTAGAAGAAGGTAAGGCAGAAAAAAATTGGTGTTTCTTCTCTGATAACAAAAGCCTTCGACTTTTGTACTCGACCCAACCACTCGTCATAAAAACTCCAAACGAGCCGGATAAGTTTATTGATTCCACATGTCTCAAGAGAGTGACGGGCGAACACCCGACATTCAACTCAACCGCGCCTGTCTTAATTGACGACGAGTGGTTGGTCTTCTATCACTGGAAGTTTATGTGCCACGAGCTGGATCGTCGCCCATACCTCCTATACGCTCTTGGTGCTTACACGTTAGACAAAGATCTCACGCGTATCGTCAGAATGACGACGGAACCTTTATTTATCGGTTCAACAAACGACGACTTAGTTACTTGGACCGATCCGGTAGGGAACGATATCTCGAATCAACCTGCCTGCATTCTCCCGTTTGGGTGCTTTGTAGAAGACGAGGATGATTTAGTTATGTCACTAGGTGTTAATGATTACTTTATGGGTATATTTAGAACACCTGTGCTTAACGTGCTATCCTTAATGGAGCCCGTTGGGTAGACGATTTTCAGATTTCGTTTGCTCCACAAAGCCAGAACGGGTCAGAAGGTAGGCTTTGACCTACCTTCGCAAACTTAAGTCTTTTCCTCTTTCTCGATAGTAGACCAAATAACCATAGAGGCATCTTCAAGTAACGCGTATATTGTCGGTGCGTCCTCAAAACTATTCATAAGCTCACGCATACAGCGGTCGGCTCCGGCAAGTAAAAGACCGCGCCGATCTAATCCATCTGTAATTTGCCGCACGACTTGGATGTGCGAACGAATTTCCTTTTGTAATACAGCAATCTTCGTGGCGGCAGTTGCATGATCCAACATGCCGGTAAGGGTCATTTGCCTTACGTTATGCAAGTCAGTTTTTAACGAGTCGATCTCAATAAGCAAAACCTTCCGTAGATCTTCTTTGGGGTACTTTTCTTGGATCCACGCTGTTAAATCGGATATTGAACCGGTATAACTTGGTTTTAAAACACGAGCGTATAGATAAGCCTCGATGTCACTCGTGGAATTTTTTGCGTAGTGTTTAAATGCGTCCTGCTGAGACTTTTCTAGAGAACCTAGCCAGGCCCCAACAGAAGTTGAGTCGCCAATAGTTGATTTAATCACGCAAAAGCTCGTGTACCTGCAAGAGCTTGGTTAGCTCCGAACTGTTTTAAAGCTAGCTGTCCTTTGGTAGCTGCTTTAGTTCGTGCTAAATCACCAAGTGTCCGTACTTTATCTAACTGAGCAGCTTGCTGATACTGCTGCGCTCCCAACTGAGCGGCCTGCCGGAACTGCTGTTCGCCTAATTGCGAAGATTGCCGGAACTGCTGCTCAGCTAAGTTAAAACCAGATTCAAACTGTTGCGCACCCAGAGCAAGTCGACCTTCGTTGTCCGCCCTAGTAGATGCGATACTGCTTAAAGTTTCTGCTTGATTCTTGGCGATGTCGCCACGGAGTTGCTCCTGGTAGGCACGAACGCCCAGGTTTGTGCTTAGAGTATCACCACCTAATTTTGACTGATATCCCGCTACAGACGCTTGCAAAGTAGCGTCCTTCTGAGCTCGCTGAAGAGCTTCAGCAAGCATACTCAGCTGAGCTGAAGCTTTAGTCGTAGCTTCTTGGCCTAGAGCTCCAGCGAATGCACCTTGGGCTAAACCAACTCCCTGGTAAAGCGCAGTTAACGCGCTATTCTGTGCAGCTAACTGAGGGCAAATTGATTATAAGGGTCGGATTGCTGGCTACTACCGCCGCCAAAAATATTATTTAAGCCCCACGAAGTGGCAGCTCCGGCAATAGGTCCAAGAATTGCTGGTAACGCCATGGTCAGCTAATAACAGAAGTAGGAGTACCAAAGCTCGACCGGCCTTGAGCAGCTAGAGCTGCGCCACCCTGAAGAACATTAGGGTTAGGCATACCAGCGGTATAAGCCAATTGCATCATGCCTAACCCAAGCGTGGCGTCACGATTAATCTGCGCTTCAGTAATCCCACGCCAAGCAGCGATTGTGTCTCCTTCAATCTTCCGGCGAGTTAACTCACGGGTCTGCTCCATGCCCGCGATGCGATTAAGCTCCTGAGAGCGTTCCCAGTTAGCTTGATCAACTGCAGCCCGGCTCGCGTAAAGACTCGGATCTAAATTAGCGAGAGCAATCTTTGCTTGAAGCTCGTTAGATCCTTGTAACTGCGCCAACAGAGCAGCTGACTGGGATTCACTAGCCCCAGTCTGTAAGCGAATCTGCTCTAACGCGTACTTTTGCTTCTCCCGCTCAAGAGCAAGATCCCGTCGAAACTGAGCTTCCCGTACAGCTTCTTCTTCAGCGCGTTTAGTGGTCCTTTGTTCAGGGGACTCACCAAATAAAGCTGAACCCGCAGCAGTGCCAGCAGCACCTAAGCCGAATACACCTAGACTTTTTAGGGCATTCAGAACCAAGGGATTAAGAGCCATTTATCACATCCCCTGAGCGACAGTTTGAAGCGATGGATCAATATTAGGACGAGACAGGTAACTTTGGAGAAACTGCTGAGCTACATTTGAGGCAGCTTGAGATCCTGTTCCAGCTGCCTGAGCAAGGGCGGGAATAGCTGCCACAGGAATAGCGACCTGAGCTTTTGCAAGTTCACGAGCACCTGCTTCATCAGCGGAGATGCGAAGCTGAGCCTCGCGCTCGTTGATAATATCTTGAGCGTCCAGCATCGGTAAATCCTCTCCGCCAGGAAGCATATTGAGGACTTGACGCCGCATGTTTTCACCAGCGACAAATTTCTCGATCTCCTTGACATCTTGCAAGGTGATCATGTATTTGCTTCCAGAGCTCCCTTGAGGAGCTGGAGGCTCCAAGCCGCCAGTGACAGCTTGCGCGAGGCCCATGCCGCCCGAAACAAGGAGGCTGCCGAGGACTTCCTGAAGTAAACCGCCGGGAGTTAAACCGCCGAGCTTACCTACAGCAGCTGCAGGGATTTGTGGCGCCATCGATTAATAACCCCCCGGATTGTCGTACTTAGTCCCACTAAGGGGTTTCTTGGTTAATTTTAAAGCATCTTGTTGGTTATCTGTACTCAAACCACGCTCAGACTGTTGCGGCGAAGGATATGCAAGTGTCTGTGGAAAGTTGCTTTCTATATACAGACGCATAAACGTAGCCGGGTCTTGCTCAGGAGAGAGTCGGCGAACATCGCGCTCTCTCAGCTGCCTCTGGCGTTCACTCAGTTCCATCAGCTCAACTGCTGGTAAGCGCGAGAAGGCTCGATGCCGTTCGAAGACGGAGCATTTAATACGCTGTAGTTAGACCCAAGATTAGGAGTGTCGTACTCCAGAGGACGCTGAGAGGACAATCGATCTGACTCCTCGTCCTCCTGCTCGGCAAGCTGCTCTAGCAGCATAAGAATAAGATCAAACTCCTCAGGATCTAAAGACGCTATCAACTCCATGAGGTAGGCGTCCTCGTGAGGTCGCTCAGGCTCAGTCCGTAAACGAGAAGCTAATTGAGCCTTTTGCATAGGCATGGTGTTATCCGGGTACGTGTTCAATGAACGCGTAGCACCGGTATAAATACCATCTGCCTCCATTCCCGGCATCGGAGGGAGACCCTGGGCAAAGCGGCGAACAATCTGAGCCGTAGCAGGCGTAGCGGCAGCCATTTCTGCCGGAGTCTGCGGCACAGGGAGGCCAAGAATACGAGCAGCTAATTCGTAATCGGCTTTAGAAAACACCGGAACCCACCACGGCTAGTTCTTCTATCTTACCTTGTATTTTTAATAGATCGCCAGGATCACAACTAAGAGAAGTACAAAGCTTCTCAAGCACATCAGGTGATGGTATGTATACAGGATCTGTGTAAATCTTACGGGTTGTCGTTGGCGAGAGGTCAGCGATCTTGCTAAGCCCAAAAGAAGAAATTCTTTTGGAATCAAGTATCGACTTTAGGTTATTTACTAATCTGCCTCCGGCGGTACGCGATGAATAAAAAGGCATCCTAATTAAACTGACCTGGGTCAATCATAAAACGAGGATCAAGGCCGTGAGAGGATATCAAGGAGTTACAAGCATTAGCAGTTAAAGCGTACACTTCTTCTTTGGTCTTATTTAATTCTAAAGCAATTTCTTGAGTAATCTCTTTTATATTGCACAGAAGAGGTCTATGAGAATACACAGAACACTTACCTTCCTGTAACATAAAACAAGCACCGTCCACCCCCCAGGAATAAGGAAAGGCAGCCGCAGCTCGGTACATAATAGAACTTTTAGGATAAGTTAGAGCACTAAAATAAATGCTACTAATGTTCGTGCAGCACAGAGAACACCCTGTACAAGGAAACTCACCGTTTACTGAGTACGTCATACTAAGCAGGTGCTAGCTCAAGGCCACGGCTGATATTCACTAAACCGCTGCCTGTGAAGTGACCAAAAGAAGTTAAATCAATTTTTGGGCTTTGGATTCTTCGCCATAACAAGGCTTCACTAGGAAAACGAATGTCGTCTAGAAACAAAAATCGACGCTTAAAGTTAAAAGATAATGAAGACAGTTTAGAAATAAAATTCTCTTCAAATACTCCATCCTTAGGGCCGTCACACATAATAAAGTCTGCGTTCATTAGTAGAGTTTTGTGCTCTTCAAACTTAGTTTGGTCTTTTAAATCAGCTAAATACTGAGTCAATCGCCCTCCGTTATTAGAAAAATCAGAGCTTTCTAAAAAAGTTTTAGGGTAGCTGTCCCAGGGAGCAATATCAAAAGTCGCTACAGCAGCTTTAGGTGCATAATCTAACATAACTCTTGTTCCAGTACCATAATGCGTTCCAACATCAACAATAGACGTAATACGTGATTTATTATCTAAAGATTGGAACAACCCAGAAAGTAAACGATAGTGATCACCAGGAAAGGCGTTGGCAAAAGGATTATCAATATCTAACTGAGTTTTAGCAGCATAAAGAACTGCTTCACACACAAGCTCCCAATCTGAAAAACTCTGCGCAGCCGGATCGTCATCAACAGATAGACAGGCAGACTCAACAACATGACGGATAAACATTTTAAAAACCTAAATGCTTACGACGAACAAACTCTAAATCATACGTTGTAAAATCAACAGGAAGCTCAGGAACATTAAAAGGCGTTTTATACGTCTCCCCATCAACATGAGCTTGCCACGCTTCACTCCACTTCATATGAAGATATCGTTTATTAAGTTCGTGAGCTACGTGAACAGCCGTCTGTAATCGGGGCTCAGATCGCCAAGTTTGTGAGCCGTCTGAATAATCTTTGCGAGTTCCGTGGTAGTACTCGTGATCCAAGCTGAGGATGCGCTTTAAGTCATCATGTATAAAACGCATACCGTAATCCATGTCTTCGCAGTACCCAGGGTATAGATTTTCGTCAAACAAACCATACTTAGTGACAACCCAATCTTTGAGAAGAAAAATATCCCAACCGCCGCCAGATCCGTGAATTATCCCAGTCTCTGCGTCCTGAGCCTTTTCATTCATCTCAGCCAAGAAACCAGGCTCAAACATAATGTCGTGATTTGATATAACCCAATAAGGTGCTTTCATAAAGCACTTAATGATCAGGTTCCAAGCGCCAGAGCACCCGACATTCGCCGGCATATGAGTGACATGGACCCGCTTAACAAACGGATTAGACAGCTTGCGAACGCTGTCGACAGCCTCAGTAATCTGACCTCTGCCGTTGTTATTAAATACAACAAAATTATCAACAGGATAATCTATGCTCATAAAGAGCCTGTGTAGCCAGTATGGATTATTAACGATTGCAGTACCTAGTACGGGAATCGACTCTGACATGTTGAGCCCAGCTTATGTCAGTATATTATCAGACTAAAGCCTGAAACAGATTGCATCCTTTGGCATCCTCTGTCTGCGCTTCTGGAATATCAAAAGAACAACCGTTAGGAGTCAGATGAACGCAATCACAGCAAGGGATCTCGTCAACCTCCACGCTTACAACAGTCGCTTCATCTGACTTAAGAGGTATTTGAGGCTTAGGTTCAGCTTCAAAGACAGCGTTGCGTATAAGAGCAAACTTTGAACGAAGCACCCTTAGCTCTTCATAACACTCAGAAGGGATTTCATACATAGTTTGCCTAAAATCGCATGACGTGCACTCGTACCTTCTGCGGGTGCCATCAAAAGTTTTCCTGCTTTCAATAACCTTAAAACTACGCTTACTGCAGGCTGGACAGTCTTTAATCTGGTTAAAACTGTAAAACCCGCTCAGCTGAGCTTCGGTGTGTTTTTTGCGTTGTGCTGCCATGTTGAAGTGATGTGATGCTGCAGGTGGGACTCGAACCCACACGAGATTAACTCAGCGCATTTTAAGTGCGCAACGTCTACCATTCCGCCACTGCAGCGGCAAAGGGACTATAGCAACAAGTCAAGCCTCGGAAGCGCCTGACTCACCTTTTTTCCACGTTTCGTCGTGGGGCAGCGGCTCAGTTCCGTACTCGTAGGTGTCGTAATCTTCGTCATTGCGAGGATCTTCAACTAACACATAGTGTGTAGTTTCACTCTCAATAAACCCTTGAAGATTAGCTATAGCTTGAGACAGGAGTTCCTGCTCTTCAGGTGTTAGTTCGTCAGGGGTAGTCATGATCAACGGTAGATAGGTACGTAAGCGTTAGCGATTCGTGAGCACTGCCAAGAATCGTACTGACCATACTTTTCCAGCTGTGACTGCATACACGTTGCCTTGATCGCCGTGTACTCTTGTCTCCGCTCCTGTTGAATCTTACTTTTCTTAATAAACCCAGGAACGCAAGCAAGAAAGAAGAAAGTTAAAAAGATCAAAACATAGTAGGTCGGACCTTTCCAGGCAATTGCAGCCTGGACAGCGTGCTTGGAATCAATGTTGATGTTGGTAGTCATGTGAGTCACCGAGTGACATGACAAGCATACACACCAAACTGGACCCTGTCAAGAAAATCCTGCTACGATGCTGACACATCAAAACCTGAGCCATGACCACGACGAGCAAGCCCAGCTTCAAGGAGCTGATGGCTCAGTTGGGTGAGGAGACAGCAGCCGTAGCCCCCGTGGTCCAGATTCAGGGCAAAAAGAAGCTGAGCGATAGGTACAGCTTCAACCAAAGCTGGTATGACGCTCTCCTTAATACTGATATGGTTCTCTGCACTCGTGACGAGGCTGCAGAACTGAAATTAGAGCCTACTGAAAAGCGCCAGATTGTCGAAATCGGGGTTTATGAGGGCGCTTCGAGCTGTTTTTGGTCTGATTTTTATCTTTCTCACCCCGAATCGCGTCTAATTTCAATCGATCCCTTCACCGGAAGCTCGGAGCACCACGAAAACCCAGCTAACTACCCCGAACTCGCGAACATCGAGCTGATTGCACGCGGAAATATTGCAAAATCTGACAACGCAGCCAAAATTGAAATCATCAAAGCTTGCAGTTGGGATGTTTTCCCTGAACTAAACCGACGAAACGACGGCGAACCCTGGATTGACCTCCTTTATATCGACGGTGCCCACGATCCGACCTCGGTAGCTCGCGACACAACCCTGTACCTGCCCATGGTGAAGAGTGGTGGTGTCGTGATTTTTGATGACTATGGCCACCCAGACGTCCAGCGAGGTGTCGACATGGCTCTGAACGCCTTTGCCTCGATGAAACTTGCTGTGTTTACCGGCTGGCAACTAGTAACGAAGGTCGCATGACTACCGGAGACACCTGCCGGAACTGCCGGTATTTTCAGATGACGCACGAGGCGGAAGTCAACGCGACAGGACAATGTCGACGGTTTTCGCCTGTGCCCGTCTATATTCAATCTGCGTTGCTCCCACGGGCTCAATGGCCTCAGGTCAACGCAGACAAAGATTGGTGTGGACAGTTTAAACCCATCAAATCAAATCCCAAATGAGACGCATGAGATTGGCGCTTAGGGGGTTTCGGCGCGTGCCCCACACTTCTCCCCACCAGTAGCTTCGCACTCACGTAGTTTTTATTTACACCTGCACCCCTTTATCCTTCTACAGCCTGCTCCCTGTCCTTTTTTCTTGCGTCCCAATCTTTTGGTTTTGTCCTTCGGGTCAACTGAACCTTCCGCTCATCCACCAGATGCCAGCTACTCACAAAACTCTGTTCACCCCACGCTGCCTTCACTAAGATCCCGTACGCATCAACACCTACAACTTCAAAATCACCCTCATCAAATCCTACACAATCCATACAGCGTATAACCTCCGCAAACAAACATAAATGCTAGAGTGATATTACACCCTTAAAACGAAAGGGCCACGGTGGCTAACACAAATCCATACCTGCCAACATACCGCTCTGGATTTACCGGCCCTAGCGAGCGCATCGGCGGCTCATCCCCGTATCACATCGACCTTAAAGTTCTCCAAACTTTACCCCTACAGCAACGGATCCAAGCCATGGATTCGCTTGCCAACCAATACAGATCTATTGGGCGCGAAATTGAATTCTCCAACCAAGCCGTATCTGGTCGTCGCTGGAACCCAAACGCGCCCATAGAAGAAAAAGTTAACTTACTAGAACAAGCCGCTAAAGCTCACGCGCCGCGTAGTGGCTGGGATTCCTACGACTTCTACGTACCGTTCGCCAAGGCAAAGGACCGCTTCGAACCCGGTTCAGTCGAAGGTGCCTCCATTTACATCCCTGGTGTTCCCGGAGGCAAGATTCGGCGAAATGTTGCCGGCGACTACGGATACTACAGCGAAGCCCTCGATCCCACGGGGCGTGTGGTGTTTCGTGTGGGACACGGCGACATCAACCGCCCTGAAGCCGAAACAGAAGTTGTCGTCGAAGGACAAACGCCGCAACAAACCCAGACCGCGCAAACGACAGGTAAATCTGCTGAAGACGTTTTGAATGAAGCGATTGCACGCATAATGCAGCCTAAACCTGCCGAATTCCGCCCGAGCTACGCTGGCCCAACCGAAGACGATTTCCGTCAGCGCCGCACTCAGCTCGAAAACACAATGCTTGAGCTGATGCTCGACCAGGCAGCTCGCCAAGAAGAGAAGCCCCAAGCCCCTCAATTAGGCCAAAACTTAGGCGGCGCTCAAGCTGCCGCCCTCGGACTCAGCAGCTTTAGGCAGGTGCCACGGTCGGTGATTTAGTGGGCTCCATACATAACTTACGAATACCTGTAATCAAATACGCGTAATCTCGCGCCTCGGTCACAGGTTTCTTTTGTTCACATACATCACACTTATCCATCCAAATAGAGCTGCACCCAACTGAGTACACCCCGAACTTATCGCCACATTCGCTACAAACAACATACGCGTCCTGTAGCTTTTTAAGTAGCCTCTTCTCCTCTTTAGTTAGCTTTTTCATAACCCTCACCGGGAAACAGCTGAGCCATAACAGCTTCAAACCTGCTGACTTCATCGCGACGGCGAGCTAACTCGGCGCACATAGCTTTTTTAATCGCAGGAATAAGTGCACCGAGCGTATCTTCATCCGAATATTCCAAAAGACTCTCCTCAAGCCTCTTGTACATAGAATCTTCGTACGTGGGCCAGGCGTCACAGGGCATCGTTCCAGTGGCGTACAACACCGGCAATGATAAAGCAGTTGGTGACAAAGTACGTGACGAAAATCACAGTCCGTATCCACGCCACTCGATCTGCAACTTTTGGACACTCTGCGGCTTTGGGTCCGAGTGCATTGGCCCAGAGCTTGAACGCTTTCTGCCTGCGACGCACTTACTCATCTAAATCCAAACCTAGTCTAATGAGTTACAAGTCAGCGAATATCCAATTCGCCGTCCTCATTCCAGGTCATACTGTGCATTAAATGATATGGAGGTGTCTGTGCTTTGCGCGTGGCGACATTTGAAGCCCGACCAGGCGCACTAACCGGCGATAAAGCCAGCAGCTTGCCAATCTGCGTCGAAATTCGATCGAACGCTTTACAGGGATCCCCCACGGTGCTTTTGCGTGTCCCTTACTCTAGGAACCTTTGCGCCGCAAGGGATCTCGTAACTTAAAAATTATTATGTTAAATGCCGGGCAGCCTGGGAGGCGCGGGGAAAATACCTCGACCGATGCCTTCGCGGATGCTGCCTACCCCAAACTTGCTGCGCAGCACATCCTGAACAGAGGGCTTATTGCGATCCATGCGCTTAGTTACCTCGTGTTGGAACTCTTCCTGCGACATAGGTTCGGGTAAAGCAGCCACAAGGTCGCCGCCCATACCGCGCATGTAAAGTTCTAGAAGTAACTGAGCTTTCCTGGTTGCGTCTTCACTAGCCCGCACCAAGTTATCTAAATTAGGAACCTCGGCGGAATAGGGGCGCTCACTGATGCCGTAATCAGTAGGCGTATCAGCGACAATGCCGCCGCCTGAACCGGGACCTCGGCGATAAGGCAAAGTTTCAACAATGGTAGTGTCTACACCAGGACGAAACACAAGATCTCGTGTACTGTAAGAATCTTCCCCAGGTCGATATACAAGGTCCCGGTACATGTTGCTCTTCGGCAATAAACCTCAATCTATTTTAGAACCTCCGAAAGGAATCAAACGCACAATCGGAGTTATTGTGCTGCTGTGGGCTATCGGCAGCGTGATTATGCTTCTCGATGAAGCACGTTTAAAGATCATTCGCTTCAAGAATAACCGCAGCTACAACGAGTATTAATAAAACAAAAATAACAGCCATCATAATAATGACTGGCCAAACTACAGAGGTCATTAAGCGTACTCAGCAAAACCCTCGAACTCTTTAGCTAGTCGTTCTTTACGACCCATGCGGTCGGTAATGAGACGCTCAGCCAATCCAGGATTCTGAGAAACCCAAGAACGCATGTTGTCGGCAGTCATACCACCAGTCACATCCAGCTCAATCATCCGTCGCATAAGCTCAGCAGTGCGTTCTTGATCTGCGGCTTTCTTAAGCAGCTCATTTTCCACGGCTGCTCGGGTTGTTTCACCCGATGGAGTCGTTACGCTAGGCGGAACTACACGACTAACTGGGGGGCGTTGCTCCTCGACAGGACGCCTAACTGAAGGCGGCACTACATTCCGCTGAGGTTGCACAGCCTCTAGTTCACGCTGAGCCGGAGTATCAAAACGAGTAACTGCATAATCACCAATCATCACGCCACCATCTTGATAACGAACCGGGCGTGGTGGACCATAATCATCAGCAATATACACACCAGGCGGTCTATTACTTAAAGCTGTTGCCAGAGTCTGAGCCTCAGCATCTTTTTTCATCTGAGCAGCTATCCGATTTTTCATATCTTGCTCAGAGCTGTATCCAAGAGCTCTCCAATTAGAGGTAGAAGTATCGCCTTGTGGAGTACTTCCCCCCAGACCAAGAGTCATATTGAGAGGACCAGACGCCAGATACAAACCAGTATCGACTAACTGTTTGACGGGATTCCCTTTAGGTAAGAGCTCACTAGCAATAATTCCACCAATTTCAGGTCTAAACCCAATCATGGGTCTTACATAACTACTTCCCAAGGCACGACCAGCCATACGTACAGGGGCGGACTGTGTCACAGCGCGTACCACGGGGTTCTGTGTGACAGCTCGACCTACAGTATTTCTAAGATCTTCAAACCAGCCCATTTTTAGCTGAACTATGCCCTGGCTTTAATTATAAGCCGTACATAAACACAATAAAAAAGGGCCTATAGGCCCCCTGGTCCCCTTGTCCAACGTCCCAAGACGGAACAGATCAAGTTTAACGCGGTAAATGAAACTGTCAATCGCGAGGGAAGGCATCGAACCTTCCGTCTCTAGGCTGTTTGCCTAGCGTTCTTGCCTTCTGAACTACTCACGAAAGGCGCCTGTTATTGAGGGGAGACGTTATCGGACGCCTCCTGAACCGGAGCCCGATGCCGAAGCAGAGCGGGAACGCCCTCAATCTATCACAAGACTCTCGTGGGCATAACGAGGATCGATCTCCACGCCGCGATAAACACACCGATGGCCTGCCTCACGGGTCAGTTTCTGCCACTCGTGCACCTCTTTTTGGTGCTTAGTTAGATGTAAAACCAACACCTAAGACCTAGAATTTTCTTGTACTTTGCTTTCTCCCCGTGGCACGGGAGTGGAACACCCCCACGCGTCAGCCGTGGAATGGGATGATCAAGGCTTCACTTGATTCGATAGACCGGCACAACGAGCACTACCTAGCAACAAACAATTATAAACACTTAGTAGCCGCACACTATCTTAGGCAATATGTGATTTACGTAAAAGATCTTATTACGGAGCTTGAAGAGGGCCAAATACACTCCTAAGTGTACTCTTGTCGTGCTCTAAGACATCACGGTAGTCCATCATCATGTTAAGTTTATCCTCTGGTGTAATAACGTAGCGATCACCCTCATAACCCGTATATACATTACGCACCATACGAGGAGCAAGTTGTGCGATTAAAACTTCTTCTAGTAACTCATTAGCAGTCATTTGAGGAATAAAAAAGTGTTCTTTTACAGTTTAAAGGAGAACTAGCGACCAAAAAGTAACTCAGTTAGACCTAATTCACCCTTGCGCCAGTTAAATCGCTGTTTTGCAAGATCCATTCGACGTTGCAGTTCATTTTGAGTCGCCTGTTGATTCATTTTTTGCCGTTGAGCTTGCGTAAGAGGGCGGATTTGGGCAGTTAGCGGCTTTTCACTCTGTGATTGCGGCGCAGAAACCCCAGTTCGAG